CTTGATGTTAAAACTGATTAAAGTTGCCATAATTTTGTTTTTTAAGTGGTTAGTTATTGGTTTTTTCTATGGTCTCCGCCCTTGATTGCGATGATATCGAACAATTCCGCCATGCGGCTCTCGGTCCGCGTGCCGTAGAACTCCAGCAGCTCGGAGCTGCCGCCCTTGCCCTTGGGTGAGAGGTTGGTTGTTGCCACGGTGAACAGCATCTTGTCGTTGCGCCACTCGATAAGCTCGGCGATTGGCGTGAACTCGTTGCCGTAGTTCTTCACGCTCAAAGGTTCCGTGCCGAGGTCGTCAACGAACAGCAGCATGCATTTTTTCAGCCGCTCGTACTCGGTGGGGTTATCGGCCGCCATCCTGCAGAGCTCCGTGGCGGACACCGCCTCCATGAAGCTGTTGTCCTCCTTCTCGAACGGAAGGGAACCGCAGAGGCCGCTGTAGGCGAAGCCCTTGTCCTCATACTTCACCCTTGCGATGGTGAGGTGGTTGATAAGCTCGCGGATAGCCCTTGCGAGTGTGGTCTTGCCCGTGCCGACGGCACCGCATATGAGAAGCCCTGGGCGGTGCTGGCGTGTCAGCCACTCGGCCGCCTTCCTGGTCTCGGTTGTTTTGTACTGTCTGCCGCCGCGGATTATGACCTCACGGGCGCAGAGCTGGTTCAGCAGCCGCTCCACCTCGGCGGTCTCCATGCGGAGGTGGTAGCGGAGCTTAAATGGTATCAACGCCGTAGAAGGCGTCGTTGCCGCTTGTGAATTTTCTTTGTTCATAGCTTGATTTTTTATTGTTGGTTAGTCCGTTGTATTGCCATGTCTTGACGGCTGCCCGCCAGTCCTTCATCGGCGAGCGTCCGACCTTCCAGCCGTTTGCGGTGTAGTAGGCGTGCCAGTGGGCGGCGTTCACCTGCCAGCCCTTCTCCTGGATGTAGGCGGCCACCTCCGCCTCGGTCGGCGGAGTGAAAAGGTGAGGCGCTGCGCTTTTCTCTTTTGGCGCAACTTTTCTCTTTTCTTTTTTTTGGAGGTGTATAGGGGTGGGGGTGTCGGGTTCCACTGCAGAGCCTTTGATATTTTTCTCGCTATCGTGCGCGTGCGCGTTATCACACTCATTATTATATAGAATTATTTTAGTATTATTATATGGTGGTGCAAATTTTGCACTACTTTGGTGCAATTTTTGCACTACTTGTGGTGCAATTTTTGCACTACTTGCTTCTTTCAAGTGGTGCAAATTTTGCACTACTTGTGGTGCAATTTTTGCACTACTTGCTTCTTTCAAGTGGTGCAAATTTTGCACTACTTGGAGACGGCGGCGGTTGTTTGTCAGAGTGTCATCCTCGACCTCTTCAAGGTAGCCCTTTCCGGTCAGTGACTTGATGACGTATGCGACCAGTCGGCGGCTCACCCCTATGCGCTCGGCGGTGGTGGTCAGCGAGCCATAGTAGCCGTCGCGGTGTCCGTACACCAGCGCAAACATCACAAGCTCGTTGCCGCTGAGGTGCAGCTCCTCAATCATCCATTGATCTATCTTGATGTAGTTAGACATTAAAACAGTTTAGGTGCTTGGTTGTTAAAAATCAAATTGTTTGCTGCCGCGAAAAAGTCCTTTTTTATCTCGAAGCCATAAGCTCTTCGCCCAGTGTTGGCCGCCGCCAATAATGTGGTGCCACTACCTGCACACGGGTCAATCACAACATCGCCCTTATCGGTAAAGGTTTCAATCAAGAACTCCAGCAACTTCACGGGCTTTTGCGTAGGGTGTATTCTCGGGGTGTCATTATCTCGCTGGTACGGCATACAGTTGAATATCATACGGCCGCCGTTGTTGAATTTCGGCAGCTTGTTTCGGTAAAGCAGGAGCGCATATTCAGTATTACCGACAATCTTCATATTTGCCTTCAGTACTTGGGCGCTGTAGTTCTTATAAAATTGCAGCGGTATATAGCCCATAATACCAGCCTCTCGCGCTTTTTCTATAAGATACATCTGCTGCTCAAAGGCGCAAAAAACAATCATACATGGCGACTTTCCTGCGTCTTTCGGCTCCTTTATCATCATGCGGCTGCAAAAGCTCATAAATTCGGCCACGCGGAAGTCTTTATCTGTATCGAAGAATTCCTTTGCTGCGAGTTCGCTCTCTCCGTTCTTATTATCCCCGTCAATATACCACTTTGGATTGCTTGCGTATGCGTTCTTCCCGAGATTGAATGGAATATCAGCAATCACCAGCTGAGCCTTCGGAAGGTTATAAACTTTGTAGTTTTGAAAATGGTCGTTAAAAAGTTCTATAGGTTTCATAGTGTGTTTTTTGGTTTTTGTCGGAGCGGCTGGGGTCGAACCAGCTAATGCCGAGGCTTTTGTGAACGCGACACGGTGCAGGGTTTTGTCTCCGTCCGTGCAGTGCAATATATTTCCGCTGCCTATCCGTTTAGCAGTCTATCGCTCCGAATTTCCAGCGGCAAAAAAGGAACAAGTGGACGCCGCTGGAGTATGTAAAGAACGCTGCTCTTATTAAGTGGAGCATGACGCTATTCGTATTCTTGAAACTCTCCGTCAACAAGCCGATACCATGTGTCAGCCTTTATGCGCTCGCCGTCAACCTGCTCGGTCTTCACACAGATAAGCACTTGTCGTTGCTTGTCAGCAGCATAGCGCCACTCTGACAATGTTATCCAGCTGCCCTTCTTGGCCTTGGCACATGAGCCATTGCCTGCGCACATGACAACCGCATCTTCACCTGTTGAATCGATTTGAGCATAGTCGCCGCTGCTGCCGATTTTAGCAGAGTATCCGCTGCTGCCGATTTTAGCAGAGTATCCGCTGCTGCCGATTTTAGCATAGTCGCCGCTGCTGCCGATTTGAGCAGAGTCGCCGCTGCTGCCGATTTTAGCAGAGTATCCGCTGCTGCCGATTTTAGCAGAGTGTCCGCTGCTGCCGATTTTAGCAGAGTCGCCGCTGCTGCCGATTTGAGCAGATTCGCCGCTGCTGCCGATTTGAGCAGATTCGCCGCTGCTGCCGATTTTAGCATAGTCGCCGCTGCTGCCGATTTGAGCATAGTCGCCGCTGCTGCCGATTTGAGCATAGTCGCCGCCTTTATCATTGGTATCATTAGACTGCTTCGTCACATCTTTCAGCCACTCTATACCTGCCTTGAATAAGCCGACAAATCCGATTTCAGCGTTAATCTTGATTTTTGACGACACCGTCTTCTTGTCGTCGACCTTCATGTCTCCGCTCTGATCGACCTCGCAGAAGCGGTTGTCAAAGTCTCCGTAGAAGTCTAGTACATCGAGCGGGTTCTCGCAGGCATGGAAGCCTTTCCTGCACAATGCGACTTCTCCTTTACATTCGTACTCCTTGCCGACCTCATATTGGAAGCCTCTGCAAGTCATGTCTTTGTCAAATCCTTTGTATGCTTTCATGTTATTTAATTGTTAATGAATGATTTTCTACTAATTGCACGCCTGGTATTTCATCGCCAGCCTTGAGGTGGTCTTTTATCACCGACTTCATCACCTTCTTGGTGTACTCGCAGTATTCGTCAGGTACGGCGGCCTCGTCGGTAACCTCAACAGCCTGTGTGGTTCTCAAAGTGAGTGCAAATGTACCAGCCTTGAGCTTAGGCATGTCGGCGATCGTCATTGCGTTGCGCACGGCCTCCTTCAGTCGCTCGGTGAGGTTCTCGGCGGATTTCTTTCGCTTGGTAAGGCGGTCAATCTCTGCCTTATAGGCTTCGATGTCGGCCTTGGTGTTGGTGATGAGCGCGCAGTAGGCCTCGGCCTTGGTTTCGAGCTGTCCGTTTGCTATTGCCAGCTTGGCGGCTGTCTCTTCGGTGATTTCGCCCTCTTGGGCTTCGATTTCGGCCATTATGGCGGCCAGTTCCTGTGTGATTTCGTAAAGGTTCATAGTTAACAAATTTTAAGCGTTTATAATTTATTCAATCCAGTATTTTCCGACCCTTTTGCCGTCGGGGGTGACGTGGCGGCCGTGTACCACTTTAACGCCGAGCTTCTCGATTTCACGGATGCGCTCGCTGAGGCGGAAGCAGCCGAACTTGTCGAGAGCCTCCAGCGGTGTGATGGCGTTGCCCTTCTTCATATAATCATGTATGCGGGCGGTTTGCGATTGTGTGTTCATAGCTTTATTTTTGTTTTTTCCGACCGTGAAAGCACGGCCACTTTTTCATTTTCAGAAGCCCGTCGATAGGACACCACACGCAAAAAGGGGCTTTTTCCTTGATTGTGCAGTATTTCGGCTCGAGGGTGGCATTATTGCACTCTCCGCAGGTGATGGTGTCCGTATCGGTTTGTTTCGGGCGTTTTTTCATTATTTGCCGAGTTGTGCCTTGCGGCGGTTGAACAACTCCTTGACGGTCTCGTCGGTGCCTTCGTCGGGCGTGAGCTGCTGCCACAGCTGGAGCAGCTGCTTGATGGATGTGCAGCCGGCCACCTGTTCGGCGAGTGTCTTGGGCTTGAGGCTGTCGGGGTCGGTGTTGCCGTCCAGAAGCAGCAGGCCGCCGAGGGCATACTTACGCCCATACGATAAGCCCGACCCTCCACACTGCTCGAGTGACATTTTCTTGTGTGTCAAGTCAACGGGGCAGGGTGACGATATGCTGATTGTCTTCTCACTCTCACAGTCCACCAGCGTGACCGTTGTCTTGATATACTCGTTATCGCCTGCAGTGAACACCTCATCGCTAAAAAAAAGCGTACAGCCGTACTTGTCGAGCAGCGGCTTGAGGCGCTCGTTGATGGCTTCGAGTGTCCTATATTGAAAATCACCGAACTCGTTGCGGTGGTCTTTAGGTGCGGCCATCTCGTTTTGGATGGCGACCAACTTCTGGTAGATGTTTGCGCTTGTCTTTTCCATGGTTATGCCTATTTCAGTTCTGCGTTGATTTCATCGGCTCTCTTTTCAAGCTCTGCCTTCTCTGCGAGCAGTCTCTCTCTGCGTCGGCTCTCATAGGTTGCGATGATTGAAGCGCGCAGGCGTGCCTCGTCGTTGGGTGTCAGAAAGCCCTCCACCGATATGGTCGATGTGGAGTAGTAAATTACGTCGTTGCGGTGAGACCACGCCCCGAGGCTCAGTCTCACGCCGTCCACGTTGTACTCTGCGTGGTACACGCTGTCCTTGAAGTAGTCGGTTTTTTCAACCTTTGCGGGCTGCAGGGTGCCGTCTATGAGCATGGTGGCGAGCTCCTGCCTTACTTCTCTTAATAATTCGTTGATTTTCATAGCTGTGAATTTTTAGGGGTTATTGTTTTGATTTTTGGGTTGTTCTTTTGCGCCTCTCGGCCTCGTACTCGCGCAGCCGCTCCGAACGTGTCGGGATGCGGTTGGCGGTGAGCCAGTCGGCCAGCTCGCTCTTCTTGAAGAACACGGCGTTGCCGCGCTTGTAGCACGGCACCTCGCCCTTGCTTTTCAAGGCGTAGAGGTAGCTGGTGGTGTAGCCCGTGTAAAGGGCGGCCTCTTCCACCGTGAGCACTTCCTTGCCTGCCAGCAGGGTGGCGGTGCGCAGCTCGGTGAAGTAGTCCTTGAGTGTCATTGCTTCCATTGTTTGCTCCTTTCTTCCGCTCTGATGCCTGCCAGGGTGACCAGGAAGGCGGCGGCAATCATTAAAAATAACATTGTTTAATTTTGTGTTTGTTTTACTTTTTTTTATTTTTGCGCTTGTTTGTTTTGTTTTACGCTGCAAATATAACATAAATTCCAATACAAAATCATAATTTCCGAAAAAAAATGACAAAAAAATCGCAACTCGTTGAAAATCAAAACGAAAAAATTACATTACCCGCCGATATATTATCGGAACTTATAAAATATTCAGGTCTTACGGGTCAAAAATTCGCAAAAAAAATCGGAGTTTCACAATCCGTAGTATCGGAATACCTGCAAGGAAAGTATCAGAAGTTAAGCAAAAAAATGGAAGGTGCAATCCTTGAAACCTTCCCAGAGGTGTCGCTCGTTTGGTTACTTACCGGCAACGGTAATATGCTCAAGTCGGTGAGGGTGGAAGGCAGCGGCAACGCCACGGTCAACGGCGACCACTCCACCGCCACCATCGGCGTGGACGGCTCCAGGCTGCTCGACCAGCTCGACCGCAAAGACGAGCAGATAAAGAACGCAACCGAGCAGGTTAACCGCCTGCTGGCAATTATAGAACGGATGCAGGGGGCATAAAAAAGCCCCCACCATTACGGCAGGGGCTGGGCATTGGACCGACACCCTAAAATTTTGCGCTACAAACGGCTTTTATTTTCCGCTTGGGCGATTTATCGCAGTGAGCTCGGACAAACGCTCCACGGCCGCCTTTTTGGCCTTGTCGGCTATCTTGGCGTATATCTGCGTGGTCGCCACGGTGGCGTGGCCGAGCAGCTTGCTCACGGTGTAGATGTCAACGTCGGCCTCAAGCAGCAGGCAGGCGAACGTGTGGCGCGCGGAGTGGAAGGTCAGCGGCTTGTCTATGCCCGCGGCAGCTGCCCATCGGCGCAGCGAAACGTTATGCACCACGTTGCTGCCCTTGGGGTCGAACACCAGCCCATCGCCCCTCTCTCCGAGCAGGCGCACCGCATCTGCTGACAGCGGCAGGTATGTCACCGCGCCCGTCTTTTGCTGCCTAAAGGCCACACGGTCACCGTCAATGTCAGACCATTGCAGCTTCACGATGTCCGAGCGACGCAGCCCCGTGAGGCATGAAAAGAGAAACATCCGCTTCAGCTCGGGATGGCGGCACTCGGTTTCCGCCAGCCTCCGCACCTCATCGGCGGACAGGTGGACGCGCTCGGCGTTGGCACCCTTGAAGTTGTCGACGGCAGAGAAGGGGTTGTAGAGCACAATCTCGCGCCTCACGGCCTCACGCATGACGCAGATGCCGTTGGCGAACACCAGCCCCTTCGTCCTGTTGCAGAGTTCTGATCTGTCGAGCGTGCGCCACAGCTCGCGAACGTCTGCGGCGGTTATCTCCGAGAGCGTCATCCTCCAGCCCCTCCATGTGACAAACCACCGCCTCTTTGAAAGCCACACCTTCCTGGTGCTGCCCTTCCGCTCGTCCATCATCTCGTCGTAGAGCTCCGCGAAGGTCATCCGCGCCACCTTCTTGCCCGTGCGCCTCTCCTCGAGTATGTCGGCGAGCCTCCGCGCCGCGATGTCCTCGGCCAGCCGCAGCGTCTCCTTGTTGGCGGCCTTCGCCTCTCGGTTCTTCTCTGGCTGCAGGTAGAGGCGCAGGTACTCGTACGAGCGCTCGCCTCGGTCGTAGATGTCAATGTATAGGGAAGTGAGGCCGCTCGGCAGTTTGCGCCGCCTCAACGTGACGGGGGTGTGCTTTTTCATGGCTGCAAATTTTCAAGCAACAAAATAACAACAAAAATTTGACAAATAAAAGCGGGCGAAACACAAATAAAATAAAGTTGCAATTTTTCAGCCTATTATAACAATATTGTAACTCACTCAAAAAGAGAGCCGCAAAAATTTGCCGATTTGCAAATTCAAAGAAAAATCGTATTATTGAGCCATTTTTGCAAAATATTGTCTTTAAATATAATAGAATTGCAAAATGAAAGCAGAGCAACAAAATGGCAAATTATAGGCATAAAAAACACCCCGAAGCGGTGGCTCGGGGTGCAAAAATTGTGCTATGAAAAACTCCCTGGTATGACTGGCGTCACGGGTGCAAATTTACGGCATTTTCCACCCAGAAGGTCACAGTGTTGAAAAATTCCTCAAAACTTTTAATAACTGCATAAGAGCCGCCCGCCTTGACGATTGCCTTCTCCATGGCCTTCTGGCTGTCGGTCTGCACGCCTCGGCCGTACTTGAGCTCCATGGCGAGGAAGTGGCCTCCGATGGAAGGCAGCAAAAGGATGAGGTCGGGGAAACCCGCACGTGTGCCCATGCGCTTGAAGCGTGCCGCCTCTCTCACATCACGCCGCCCGCCGTTTGGCGAGTGGTGAAGCAGCGGCCGTAGTGGCGGGTACTGCAAGTCAAACCACCGCACGCAGCTCTCCTGCAGATGTTCCTCGTTGTGCTTCATAATCATCCACCTAGTTCATTCATATCACTAATTGTTATACTCCGAAAAATAGCCATCGCCTATATTAGAATAAACTTCATTGGTCAACTCATCCATCATTGATATAGTATTGGTAAGTTTATGTTTCACAAATTTGTACTTTCTTACATAATTACCATTAAGTTTAATATTAACATAATCAATGATTTCGTGCAATGGATAGCTACCACCGGACGTGCTGAACAGAAATATATGTTTACCTATTGCATTAGCAAAAGGTCTTGAAAATGTTTGTGATTGTGTAGAGCCATTATTAACTCTTAAAGTACGAGTTGTATCGGTGGTAGTGGTATAAACATCATAATGTGTGTTTCTATTGGTATAAATGCTGACACCTTGATTCCACAAGTTATTACCATTCATATATACTTGTATTGTCGCACCTTCATTCCAGCATATCAAATGCGAATTACTTTCTCTTAAAGTAACTAACATTCCAAATTCCAAGTCAACTTGCTGATATGTGCTGTCAATTACAAGTCCAGTGTCAATGCCACACCATCCATTCAATTTTGCCGCTGATATCACTTCATATTCTTCATCATTCCAAATCAATCTTCTTCTTTCCATAATTATAAGTTTGCGACCTCCTCTGCGGTCATTTCTCTGTTGTAAATGCGTGCATTGGTGGCATATATGCGGTAATTGTAGTTGTTAACTGCGGTCTCGCAGATAGTTACTCTATCAAGAGACAGATGTTGAGATACAGTAGAGATTACCGTATCTTTCAATATACCATTCTGATACCATTTATGAATCTTTTGTATTCCATCCCATTGTGAGCAAGTTACCACAAATCTTCCTTTTAACAGCGTGTAACGAGATGTATTAAAAGTTGCATGACGAATCATGACATTATTTCCATCAATGTATTTGGGCGTGCTAATCATGGAAGGGTAGATGGCTGACATACTCTGTTCCTCAATATCTATGCAGAGAGTAACTCCTTGACCGTCTGTAAGTCCCATACCAATATTTTGGTAATACAGCGCACTTGTTGTCTTATCACTTGCATTATTGACAGCATATAGATTGTACATCTGTTTAGTGGTGTTCCAACTGACAGTTGCTCCGCTTTCAGTAATAGGTGTTATATTGTGAAGTATCTCCGTAGTCCCATGTTCCAAGTCCAATGGGGCGTAAAACACCAAGTCTTCACTATGCGGTATATCAAGTAATCTCCGTCTTTCCATCCTACCAGCCTCCTTTCCAACTTGCCGTATCGCTCGACCATTGCAGGGTGGTCTCGGTTGCCGTTGTTGTTGCAAGCGATGTCCGTATCGTGCGGATAGCACTTGCGAGCATCACCACCGCAGCCACCGCAGCCAGCACCACCATAAAGGCATCGCTACGCCTTTCTATTCCGCTCGTAAGTGTCAGTGTATTCATCGGCTATCATTTTTACATGTTCCACATTTTCACAGCTCTCAATGGCTGATTTCGCCTCGTAGAATAATGTGCGGCACTGCTTGCCGACACGCAGGTAGTCGGCCACTACATCGGCGGCCTTCTCGTCGTCGTATATCTTGTCGGCTGGATCCGCCTCAAGCGACAATCGTGCGTTCATCAGTTGGTATTCGCTAACCCAGCTGCCGAGAATTTCAAGCGATAGGTCGCTCAACTTCTTGAGTGCTTCGGCTTTCAGTTCCTCCAGTGTCGGCACGTTCGTAATCGGCTCGGCTGGTGGTGTCGGCTCGTTCATAATCTGCGACCAGTGTGCGCGGGGGTTGGCTTTCCACCTCTCCACCTGCGCCTCGGTCAGTGGCGTGAGGCCTTCCTTCTCGGTTGGTGCCACACACGCCACGATTTTCTTCAATGTTTCATTAAAGTATAGATACATAGCGCATTTGGTTTAATATTCCTTGATAATCAGTGCTGGATAATTGTCATACACCAGCACGTTGAACTCGGTGTGTTTGCCGCTCTCCACGGTGAAGGTGGCGTTGGTGTCGCCCGTTATCACGTAGTCGGCCGACCCGGTCATTGATACGGCCACCGTCACATCGGCCGCCGTATCGTTCACCATCAGCAGCGAGTGGCTGGTGTGGTTGCCCGCGTTGGTCACATCCACGATAAAGGCGTCCCACGTGCCAACAGTGTCGAGGTCTGACAACGCCAGCACCTTCACGGAGCTGTCCGCGCCAGTCTCCCACGTTACATCGCCCGTGCCACTGGTGTCGTCTGTGATGGTGCCAGTAACGGGCACGATGGTCGGCGTGTTGAGCAGGTCGGCATAGTCGCCGCTGGTTGCCACTGCCGCGAGTGTCGAGGCCAAAAGGTTGAGCACGTCGGCCACGGTCGCCTTTGCGATATCATTGTCGCCTGCCTGCTGTATGAGCATTAGGTCAGTGTCTTGCGGCGTGCGTGCCGTCAGCTCGCTGATGTTCACCTGATATAAGGTGTCGGTTGGTTGGATTTGGTTTTGCATTGCTATTTTCCTATTAAATTGTAGTCGGTTGAAACTTTTTCGCCAATTATGTAATAATTGCCGCCTATCTTGATGCCGACAAGCTGGCGCTGGTTGCCTGGTGTCGGCGGTGTGTATGTCTCATACTCGGTTATATTGATCTTGATTGCGGTGTAGTGGAATTGGTCGGTGCTGTCTTCCCATTCAATATCTGTAAGCGCGAACTTCACGCCGTCGATGGCGATGGTGCTGTCACGGCGTATGTCCTGCCGCGTCCAGCCTTGTATCTCAACTATGCCGTTAAAGTTGCCGAAGCCCATATTCGAGAGCGCTGGAGGCAATCCGAGTGTGCTGATTGGCAGATCGGGGTTGTAGTACAATAGGCCGATAACCGCCTCGCAGTCGGTATAGTTCACTTTCCAGTTGTGCGCGTCCAGCACCTCAGCATCCTGCTCCATCTCATAGATTGGCACGTAGCCCTTGCCATTTTCCCTTGTTGCCAGTACGGGCGCAAAATCGCTCGTAAAAAGCGCTTTGTTATCTTCCAAGCCGTCACCCTTTGCTGTCAGCACTTGGCGGCCGTAGTTGCTGTCTCGGTAGCGTATCCATGTGAGTTTGCCGACGCGTCCGCTGGTCATGGATATACTCTCCACCCATTCGCGCTCGAGTGTCTTAACGTTCGTATCGAGTGCCGTCAGTTTGAGTGTGAGCGGCGGGCCTTGTAAAAGCACATATTGCATACCCGTTACCCAGCTCACGGTTGTGAGGTAGGACTTCACGCTGATGTCGGGCATATTACACCAAAGGCCGAAGTATGAGAAGGACCAGTCCGAGTGACTTGGTCCAATGGTTGCGCCCCACGCCGACCAGTCGGCACTCACTGGCAGATAGTCCAGCTCTTCCTCGTAGTCTGCCTCGGCTATATTATAGCCAGAGTACACGAACTTCGCCATGATGAACTTGTCGCCGCTCATCTGGTCCGACACTATGGTGAGCACGTCGCCCTCGTTGAATGTCTTTGTGGTTGTCTTGCTTGTTATTGAGCCGCCGCCGCCCGTGTTGTCGACCATATTCTGCGCCACTCCGTTGATGTAGATGTCGGCGTCGTATATGCCGTCTTTATTCCACTTCTCTACCGTCACGGAGGCGTTGCAGCTGCGGTTGAAAGTGAAGCTCTGCACGGTTCCGTTCGGTAGCCATTGGCCTCCGCTGTATATCGGCTGTTCTTCCATCTTCAGGTCGTTGACAATATGCTGGCCGCCGAAGATTGAGAAGTCATAACTTCCACTCTCTGATATGGCGAGTATGCACTGCGTTGGATTTTGCGGGCATATTGTCTTTTTTGTGGCCACCACCGTGAGGTCTTGCAAGTCCCAGCCAACAGCCACAAACTCACTCTCATCGAGCGAAAGGTTGCCGCCTTGGGTGGCGAGCACTCCCTGCATTATGTCGGTATGAGTGGCAACAGCGTGTCGTGCGTAACATCCGGCGAAGTTCCCCTTTTCTGATACATATTTTGGGAATGGAACAGTGTCAAGTGCTGCGGCATCCTCAGCCCACTTGTAGATAGTAGAGGCACTATCCACCTGCAGCCGCAAGAGGCTCAGACTGTCGATACTTGCAAACAGCACGGGCGTGAATAGCGTCACATTCGCCGTGGTGTCGGTGGTGGAGTTCACCGTCAGCTGCGCTGTGTACCTCTCGCCCATCTTGTAGGCTACACACGCCACACGCTGCGGGTGTCCTTTGTAGAACTCGGTGTAAAGGCCGAGCAGTCGGCGGTTTTTTCGTGTCAGCGGAACATCGAAGTCGGTGGTGAAGTCATCGGACAGCACACTCTCGCAAAAACGGATATTTGTGATTGTTTCCGTGATGTCACCGCCACCTGCTGGCATATCCAATAGTTCGTTGTCTATGTAAATCTCCATATGTTAGATATTTACAATGATTTTAAGTGTAGCGTCATGTGTGCCGCCGTCTTCCTTGTACGTGAAGCTGTCAAGTGCGCACGGCTGCCAGTCCCCGCTGTAGCTGTATGCATACTCCACATCATCGGCATAGCGTATGTCGGTCAGAAACTCGGCATACTCCACATCGGTAACGCCCAGCATGATGGTGCGCTGCAAGCTCGTCACATACCGGCCGCTTTGGTAGCGTTCGAGGCCGTCATTTCGGTAATTCACCCCGTCCATTTTGTCAGCCACGATCATCGGCTTACAAGCCATGTATCTGCGGCATCCGTCGGTGTTTGTGAACCGTACCCACACGGCACGCGAAGGAACGCAGCACTTTTTGAGCTTCACACTGTATGATGAGGTGGCGTCACGCACGAACTGGTCGATGTCGCCCCCGTTGTAGCTCTCGCTTTCGTAGCTGATGTCGTTTGCGCCCGTCATGTCGAGCTGTGACAAATAGAAGTAGCCGCCCACGCTGTCATACTTGGCGTAGTCAACCTTTTCGCCAGTTTCGTGCCAGCGGATGGTGCGCTCGCACGGGTGCAGCCTGCCCGCTATCGTGCGGCCGTCCAAAATGGAGAAAAGCTCGTCGCTGCCGCTTGATGTGGTCACATAGTCGTTGGTGCCGTTGTATAGGATGTCGATGTCAAAGTCAATGTAGCCCGTTGTGCCGAGATGGTCGGGTGTGATTTTCTCCAGCACGCGGCTCAAATCCAATTTAAACCATGATAAGTCAATATCCGTGAATGTGAGGATTGCCACGGTGTTGCCGCCGAATGTCACCGTCACATCAAGCTGGTAGATGGTGTCCGATGTGCTGTGTGTTTCAAAAGTCCACACGTTTCGGTCACGCTGCCAGAGTGTGGTGTCGGGGCGTGTGACCTTGAGTGTGCGGTTGCCTCCGTCGTATGTGTAGCTGATTGTCTGCATATTGTTTAGTTCTTTGCGATTGTTTCCTTTGCTGTAACTCTGTTCTGCACGCGTGTTATTTCCTTGACCGAAACAACTGGTCGGACTTCGGCCATAACATCCACCATCATCTCACGCATTGCGTCGGTGCTGCCGATGGAGTTGCCGCCGCCTATGGGTGCGCCGCCGTACATCTGATTGATGGCCGACAAAAGCGGAGCGGCCGCCATTGTTGCTTTGGAGTTGATTACAGACTCACCAACTGACAATTTTGCGTTCACCGAGTCATCAGTCCTGTTGGAGAACTCACCGCCTACAAGACCGCCCTCTGCAAACTTGGGAGCCTTGGATGTCGGTGTCTGCTTCAGCTGTGATATGATCGTACCTACAACACTTCCGACCGATGCCACAACAGTTGCCACTGCAACCAGCATGTCCACCCATGTCGCTGATGACCTTGTTGCGGTGGCTATTGCCTGAACCGATGCGATAAGACCTGCCACGGTAGCCTCCACAATGGCTGTTGCCTTGGCATACTCTTGGAACTTCTCGTTATCCTCTGCAAGTGCGTTGAACACACCAGAGAGACCTCCGACCACCATCTGCATTGACTTGAGGATGTTGACGGTGTTCTGCACTCGCATGTCCGCTTGCTTTTTCTCTGCATTTTGGATGTTCTGCTCCTGTTGGCTTATCTGGTTGTTGACCTCCACCATCCGCTGCTTAACTTTCAGCAGTTTCTCATACTGCTCCACGGTTCCGTTCTGCTCCACAGCAGCCATTGCAGAGTTATATATCTGCTCGAGTTCCGTCTTCAGCATCTGCAGGTTCTCGAGTTCCTGTTCGCTGGTCAGCTCTGTTGGGTTGAGGCTGATATTGTCAATCTGCTCCTTCAGTTTGCTGATGGTATCCAGTTCTCTATTTGTGCTGGCCTCAATCTCACTGTCTCTTCTCGCATTGACCGCCTTCTCGAAAGCCTCCCATTCCTCCGCAGTGAGTCCGAGAGACTTGTAGGTCTCCCTTGCCTTCTTCAGTATATCATCGTATCTCTTGTCAATGGAAATCCTTTCCTTCTCGAATGCGTCAGCCTCGGTGTTGATGATGTCATTGGTCATCTGCTCCTTGAACTGCAGATACAGTGCGTCTTTCTGCTCTTGTTCTTTCCTTGCTTTCTCTTCTTCTTTCTCCCTATCGCTGGTGGCTGACACCACTGCTGCAGTCTCCTTCTTCTGCATATCGATGGTCATATTGACGATTCTTGCCGATGACCTTCTTGTCTCTTCCTCGTATGCGGTGTTCGCTTGTACCAATGCCGTTTGTCTGTCAACATACCCTTGCTTCTCCTCATCGGTCAATTCATCGTACTGCTTCTGCGTCAGTTGTGATATCTTCACACCAACCTTGAGGAATTCCTGCAATGCTCTGTTGGTCTCTCCCAGTTTAGCCTTCACATTCTGCACCTGCCAACTTGCAAGGGACTTGTCATTGAGTTGTTTCTCGTAGTTATCTCTTGTCTTAATCAACTGCTCGTACCATTTTCTCTCCTCGGAGTTGAGAGCCTTCCTCTGTGTCTCATTGAGGTATCTGACCTGCACATACCAGCCTCTCTTCAAGGTTACCTCTCGCTCGTACAAGTCAAGGTCTTCCTTCAGTAGTCTCTTCTTCTCCTTTGCGTCCAACTCCATGATGGCATTGTACTGCTTGAGGAATCCTATTCTCTCCTCATCGGTGTAGTTTATCTTGTCATTTGCCTTGTTGTAGAGTCGGGCAGCCTCTTCCATTCTCTTCGCTGATGCGAGTTGGTTCTGCCGCTGTTTCTCCTCGAGTGCGTCCCTTTGCCGCACGATATTCTCCTCTTCCTTGGCAAATGCCCTCAATGCAGGTATGGCGTTGGTGATGCTCTGCACCGCCTCGCTGACCTTTCCGACCACATTGCCGATGGCTGATGCGAGTAATGTGAATGCACCGTTGATTATATCCAGTATTGGCTTGAATGATGCCATCAGCGACTGCAGGTTGGTCATTGCCGTATCATTCTGCTTGAATGCCTCGACCACCTTCATCACCGCACCTGCTATGGCAGCAAACAGTGCCACAAACGGATTGGTGAGAAGTTTCAGAAGTTGCTTGCTGAATCCGAGTGCTGCGGTACCAGCACTCTTGAGCGCAGCACCGACCGACATTGTGCCGTTGGAGAATTTCGAGAAGATGCCGATGGCTTTGCCGACTGGTCCTCCGAGACCTTCCACTGCAAGCTGGTAGTGTCCCACCTGTCTGCGGTAGTCTCCGAGAGCATGCTCAAGTTTTTCAACCTCCTGTCTCTGTGTGTCTATCTTCTTGAGAAGTTCAGTCCCTTTGGCTCCGTCCCTTTCAGCCTTGGAGAGGTTGGAGTACTCCTTAATCATCTCCTTGAGTTGGGATTGCATAGCCTTCAGGGAGTCCCCATTCTTCTGCATCTGCTTCTCATTATCCTGAAGGACTCTCTCGTTGGCTTTGATGATGGCATTGTTCTCGCTCATCTGCTTCTTCAAGTCCTTCATCTCCTTCACATAGTCAGCCCTTGACTTGCTTCCGCTGTTGTATGCCTTGTTCAAGTCAATCTGCTTCTGACGGAGCTGCTCGAGTTCCTTGGATGCCTTCTTGATAGCCTCGGTAGCCTGTTCGTTGCTGACCTGTATGTCAATTATCACTTGTTCTTCTGCCATCTCACTTTGCGTTTATCGTTTTGCCGATAGTTTGTATTGTGTTGTATATCAGTTGCTTTTTCAGTCTTTCCACTTCTTCCGATATGACATCGCTGTAGATGTCATTTCTTCCTCCTGTCTGGTATAGCCTTGTCCCATGATTTTTGATTGACCAAGCGATTGCCCCAGCCATCTGATTGAGACCTCGCTGGTATGGTGTGTATTTGTGTACACCGTCTCTCTTGTATTCTATTGGTGACACATTCAGTTTCTTCGCCTCTATCCAGTCCGATATTATCTGCTTGAAGTTATACGGAACCTTTCCTCCCGGTCTTCCGTCCTCAAGGCTTTGGAAGTACTTTCTTCCGAGCAGCCTTCCTCCGTTCTCCGTCCCCTCGATTCGCATGCTCTCTGCCGTCTTCCCGGATGCCCATTCACCCTTTGTGAGGATGTTCTCCGTGATGCGCTCACGTATGCGCTCAAGGCAGCCGATGACCAGCTCGTTACTCATCGCCGCCTCCCACGTTTACAATCACTTTGTCGTAGCTTTTCACATCATACTCGCCGTCCGCGTCAATCGTGAGCGTAAGCGGCTGCGGTGTATAGTTCGGGCAACTGCCCACCTTCTCCACGGCGCGGAACTGGAACGATACGCCAGTGGTCAGCACGTCGCCCTTGTCAAAGACGCTCTGCATCTGCAGACGCGTTCCGTCAACGTTCACACGGCCGCGTGAGGTCAGCGAGGTGTAGAACTGCATTGCCAGCGCCTTCATGTCGGCAATCTTCGCCTCGTTCTTCCAGCCGTCGAAGTCGATGCTGTCGGCCTTGGTGAGAAAAAAGAGGTTGCACTCGGCCTCCTCACGCTGGTAGCCGAGGGCGGTGTCAATGATGGTTGTGTTTATGCAGTAGAGCAGCGCACACGGGAACTGTGCGCGGTCGAGGCGGATGTTGGCCACGCCTGGACTCTCGTACATGAACTGCTCTATGTCGCTTATCGTGGCGATCGTGTCTCTTATCTCCTCGGCTATCATGATTTCTTGCTGTATTTTCTTTTTTGTAGGTTGTTGAGGTTGTTCTCGAACTTCGCCCGCGAGGTGGTGTCCCTCACCATGAGCAGGTAGTCGGTGAGCGGTGCCTTCTCGGCCTCGTTGAGGCTCTTAAGGCCGTATCTCTGCTGCGTGTCGAGCAGCATGCGCTCCTGCGGTGTCGGCCACTGCACGCCGGCGGCGGCTCTCTGCGTGAGGCTGTCCTGCGGGTAGTCGTTGGCCTTCAAAAACTGCTCTATCTCGGCCATCTGCCTCTTTAAGGACTTCAACCGCCCCAGCATTTCAACAGCTCGTTTCGGGCTGCCGACAACTTTACGGGCTATGTGGCTGTCATTTTCAAGCAGCCCGATGAACTCGCCTATGGTCAGGTCTAAAACCGCCTTTTTTGTCGCTCTCTCGGGCGTTCGTTCAAGTATTGTGTCAAAGTTAGTCCCGTTTATTAAAGGCGCTATATCGCGCCATTTTGTCCTTTTGTTTATTAGCATAGTTCAAAGTGCGGTTTGTCGATGAACTTCTCCCAGTCGCCGCCCCACTGTATCTTGGTGCCGAGTTCCTGGGCGGCCTGCTTCATCACGGCGGCCAGCCTCTCAAAGCCTTTCCAGTCCACCGCCTTGCGGTCTTGGGTGAGGGGGTAGAGGTCGACGGCCTCGCCCGTGAGGTGCTTGCTCTGCATGGTTCGGCTCTTTCCGAGTGCGAGCAGCTGGCGCTGCCGCTCTATGGTGCGCACACCCTCGTTCACGTTGAAGGGTATGTCGGTGAGCTGGGCGGCACGCATCACAACAGCCACCAGCTGGCACTTGACGCCCTCGAGCCTCTTCATGTCACGGATTGATAGCACCATATTACCCGACTGTGAAAGTTGTGCTTACCGCCTTGCCGTCAACGACTGCTGTCAGCGTATGTTCGCCTGCGGCTACGGAGTCTTCGGTGAGGTTGATACTATATGCATAGTAGCCTGTCAGTAATGGAAGTGTCGGGAAAAGATCAGCAATCCACTCTACCTGATTCTTTGAAAGAACTCCAATATCCTCAAGTGTGAAGTCAGTATCTTGCATAAGTTCGACGTCATCAAGCAGTAAATCGAATTGCTCTTTTATAGGCTCGGCCAAAAACAGTCCGAAGCTCAACTCGCTTCCGAGAACAAGTTCGAGATACATAGCCTCTCCGTCCACACCTGCAGGTACTATCAATTTGCCTGCATACTTGCGGAAGAAGGGGGTGTTTGGGTAGATTATGCCGTTATATTTCATCGCCATCCCCTTTCTCCTCTTTCTTTGCGAGGGCGAAAAAGACACGATGGAACGGGCTCACGGCCATAAAGGCCTCGATGTCCTTCACAGGGCTGTCCTGGCTGATTTCCTTGCCTTGCCACTTGAGGGGGCGCTTGCCCTTGAAGATGTATTTCTTTTGCTTTGCCATTGTCTTGGGTTTTATGTACTTGTTTCTCAGTATTATAAAAATATCCCGCCAGCAGTCGGGGCATCGCTCGTTGAATGTCATCCCTTCCTCGCTGGCGAGCCTCTTCAGTGTCGCCTTGTCGGCGGGCGTGAAGCTCTTATACCTCACGCCCATCTCCTCAAGGCTTTTAATGTCGTTTGCGTCCATTATACGGCTGCGGTCTTCAGTGCCTCGTATGCGGCCACGGTGGTGGCGTAGTCGGTGTTGTAGAAGAAGTAGCCGCTCACGGGAGCCTCAACCTCTTGCAGTTCCACAGCCCAGCCGCCGCCAGTGTCGGCGCTGTAGGGGTCGTTGGAGAGTGCGGATGCTCTCAAGCCCTTGCTCCAGCCATATACACGGAAAACGCTGTCGCCAGGGGTGCCGGTCTTGTTCGCGTTGTTGAACTCGGATTGGAGGATGATTACGAACTCACCCGAGGCCAGCTTGTCGATGATGTCGTTGCAGACGTCGGGGTCGTTGTTCAATACGGTGAAGCCAACGGTATGGGTGAACGTGTTGGCCACGTCGGCGGCCACCATCTCAGTGTTGGTGCCGTTGAAGGGGTTGTTCATGTCCATCTCGATGTTGTAGGCCTTCTTTGATGTGAATAGGTCAATCACGCTGATAACATCCGAGCCCCAAGTTGAATTGGAGTAGTCGATATCCGCGCGGTTGATGATGAGGCCTTGTCTCTTAAAGCCTTTTACCAACGGGTCGGAGCATGACTTCTGGATGTCTGATGCTATTAAAGTGCTGCAAAGTGCCATTTTTTCATATCCTTTCTTTCGTTATGGGTTAATAAATGAGAGGGGCGGCGTGTGACCGCCCCGTCAGTTGTTACACGTAAAGAGTGGCTGCTGCTTTCGGGTATTCGATAGCGCCGCCGATGGGGTTCTCTGCACGGTAGTAGGTGGTGTTGGTGGTGATGTCGTGCTGGCTTTCCAGCGTGGGGTTCATCTCGCCAACCATCACGTAGCCGTCGCATGCCAGAGCAACGCCCATGTAGGTCACGTCGTCGATGAGGTTCGTGGTGATGATGTCAGCTGCACCGATTTGGGCTGCGATGTCTTCCTTGCTCAAGTATTGGGGGGTGCCTGTGCTTGAGAATGAAACCTTGCGCAGGTCGTTGAGGGTCTTTTTGCTCATGAACACCACGATGTCGCCGATACCTTCGTCAACACCTGCAACAACGTCAACGAACTGCTCGATGAGGGTCTTGCTGCTGTCGTATTGGGTGGCGGTCATGTAGGCGGTGGTGGTGGTGCCAGCAACAGCCTCGATTGAGGTGATGCGCAGGTCGGGGGTGCCGCTCGTACGGCCGTCGCCTACCAGCACGGCACGCTCAACTTCTTTAATCCACTGGCGGATGAGTTCGCCTTGGATGTAGTTCAGAAGGTCGCCGGGGTTGTTGAACTCGGTCAGACGGTCAATGTTGATCATCTTGTACACCATCTGGCAGGTAACATCCTTAATGGAGATTTCAAGGGTTTGGTTCTGCTTGGTTTCACCGGGCTTGTGACCTTTGGCTCTTACATTCTCGGAGCTGTCGGCGGTCACTTCGGTGCGTACCATGTAGCGTTTGGCACCAGACCATTTTAGGCGGTTCAGCCAGTTTTTGGGGCTTTCCCATGCGTCGATGATGGCACCTCTTACGGCTTCGGGCAGAAGGGCCTCTTCGCTACCTACGGAAGTGGTGATGCCGTTCTTTGAGCAAACGGCTGCCCAGTTGGCTCTCATTTCCTTGGCGTTACGGCTGTCAGTCCAGCATTTGAGGAAGTCGGTCATGGCGTTCTTGCTCTTCAGATAGTCCTCGGTTGGTACGTTCGGGTTTGCACCTTCTGCGATTTTCTCTGCAAGGGCTTCGATTTTCTCGTTCACCTTTTCCTCGAAACCTTTGAGGATGTCCTCTGCGGTCTTTTCCTCTTCAAGGGCTTCCAGTTCGGTGATGTAGGCGTTCAGGTCGTCAATCATCTCCTGAGCGGCGGCCTTTGCCTCGTCATTGAGATAGTTCAAGCTCTTTTTCTTTGCCTCTATCTCTCTTTTGGTTTTGTTGATAAGCAATTCTTTGATTTTCATGATTTGATTTTTTTTAGATTAATAAAAGGTTGTTATTGCTTTCGGTTTTCTCCGATTGTCTGTTGCGTTCGAGTGTCAGCGCGTTGCGGCTCTCCACCTTGGCGGCGAAGTCGGCGGGCAGCGCCACCAGCGATACGGCGCAGAGCGCGTAGTCGTTAATCTTCACGGCCCCGTCCTCGGTCACCTCGGCGGTGTCCCAGTCGTACCAGCCCTCGGTGCTCAGGCCGTTGAGGTCGCCGCTCTCCATGAGGGGCAGGATGGTGTCGCGCACCAGCGCCACGTCGGCGTTGATGTGCCCTTCAGCATAGAGGCCTTTCTCGTCGGCCGTGAACTTGTCCCAGCCTCCGATGAGCAGATCGCTGTTGTGGTTGTAGGTCAGCATCGGCATCTGGCCGCCGTTCTGCAGCGCCTCGAAAAAGGAGCGGAAGGAGTTCTCGGTCACGATTTCCCAGTTGCCGTTCACCTCGCCGAAGTGGCAGGCGTAGCCCGCGATGCGGATGAGGTTGTCGCCTTCGGCACGCTCCCGTCGGTCGAGGGCGATGCCGTTCAGCGATGATTTGAATATCTTGTTTTCTTGTTTCATGGTTCTATGATAAGATGTTAGTCAGTTGCTTTTCATATTCGGTGGTGTCCAGCTCGAGGTCGCGCATCTTGGCGATGAGGTCCACCAGCTTGGTCTTGTACTCAACCTCGGCGGTGCGGTCATCCTCCAGCTCTGCCACGTTGTCGATGCGGAATGTGAGTTTGTTGGTGGGTACGAACAGACGCGTGTCCTTGCGCATGATGTACTGGCCAACCTTGATGGCTATCTCAGCCAGCGGGCTGATGCAGTTGCGGTAGAAGTTCACCGTGGCCTGCGCCTGGTTGTCGAAGGTGCTGCCGCCGATGATGAGGTCTGGCGGCACATTGAAATAGCGGCAAAGGGTCTTAACATCCTGCTCTATCTTCTCGGGCAGTTCGAGCTGCTTCACGGGAAGGGTGAACTGCTTGAAGTCGAGCGGCATGGTGGTGAGCAGTATTTGCTTCTTATCCTTCTCTATGCCGTAGCTTTTTTTCAACTCGGCGTTGAACTCGTCCTTGTCGGCGGGTGAGGTCGGCAGGCCTTTGCCCGTTAGTATGCCGAGCGCCCCGAAGTTCTCCGTGAGGTGGATGTCGCCGTTCTTGTACACGTCGATGGCATGCAGCGCCTCGGCGATGATGCCGAAGTCGGTCTTGCGTTCCAGCTGGTATTTGTCCGAGTAGTACACCACGTCGTAGTTGGTGATGCGGCCGTCACGCCCCTTGCGCACGTCCGACCAGTCCACCATGTAGGGCTTGCCCTTGTCGCCTATGCCAACCACGATTGTACCCGTGTGCCACATCTCCCATATCATGGGGATGAAGTTCGTATCGAGGAAGGCCACGATGCGCTCCATCTTGCGGTCGTTAACATCCGAGTAGAAGCGCACGTTGCGCATGCCTGCGAAGATGGTCTCAAGAATGAGCCACAGGTACTCGTCAGAGTACTTCCGCAAGTCCCAGCGGTCCAGCGGTGTGAACCATGCCGAGCCGTAGCGGTAGCCCCTCTCGATGAGGTCGTTGATTTGGTTTTTACTCTTTCGGTCGAACAGTCCCATAGGTAGTGTCTTGTTTCATTTTCAAAATCTCGCCACGGGTGTAAGTGGCGATCTGCTCAATCTGGGCATTGAGGTCACCCGACTGCACGCTGCCCATCACGGCGGTGTTCTTCACCATGATGGTCACGTCGCAGTGAACGGCGTCCATCTGCGCCAGCTTCTCGGTCAGTTCGGTGAGTTCCTTGTTGCGCTGCTCGAGGGTGGCGATGGTCTCCTTGGCGGCCTTCAGCTTTCTGCCCTTGCTGGATGTGGAGCAGCCGAGCCCCAAAATGGAAAGCACCATCCCGACGAGGATGGCGTAGGCTGCAATCTTTATCCACTTTGTTATCTTCATTTCTTTGCGGTTTTGGTGGTCTTTTTCTTGTTCTGCTTCCACTCGGCGAAGCCCCCGTTGAGGTAACCCTCTATATCACCGAGGCGGCGGTCTATGTCTCCGAGGCGGTCGATAACCTCCTGGCTGTTGCTCTTCAGCACGCCGCTCACCTTCTCGTAGAACTCCTGCACCAGGTCGAGCCCCTTGCTCTGCGCCTCGTACTCGCTCTCCTTGTTGGCGGAGCTGGCGGCGTTTTTCTTTGCCCGCCAGTCGCGTGCGATTTCAATCACGCCGATGATGAGGCCGCTCGACAGTACGGCGGCCACTATAGTAGTCCATTCCATGATGTTGCGGTTGTGGTGTATTCGTACAGGTAATTGGCCGAGTTGTAGTCGGGGCGGATGTTGAGGAACTTGCACACCTCATCAAGGTATCGCTTGCCCACGGTGTAGTGGTAGCGCTGCAGCTTGTAGATGTCATCCTCGTAGGCTGGCGTGGAGTAGTCGTCGCGCTTCTTGACCGTGCCGGTGCGCGTGGCGTTGAGGTTCTCCAGCAGCAGCACGGCGAAGGCGAAGTGGCCGACGGCATCCTTTGCGCCCGCCATGGTTGCCGAGCCGTTGACGGCGATGTAGTAGTCGGTTCCTTCCTCTGCGGTCAGCATGAGCGAGTAGGCCTCGTCGCCAATCACGGTCTTGAGGAAGAAAAGCTCGGTGTCCTTAATGGCACGCTCTATGTGCTCCGCGTCCTCTGTAGAGGTGCGGAAACCCATGGTGTTGAATTCTGCTGCGGATAAAATCATCTTTTTGCGATTTGCTACACAAAGTTACGGCGGTAAATCGCAGAAAAAGTGACTTTTGAAAAGTGTGTTTAAAAGTATTCGCCCGTCAGAGGTAGTTCTTGGCGTATGTGAGCGCGTATCGTGCCGCGTCTATGGCGTGATCCGCGCCGTGCGGCTTGCCGCTGTCGTCAAGCTCGTAGCCCTCCATCTCGTCGCGTAGATTCGTGCTGGTGTCGGTTACGTAGATGGCGTCCATGGATAGCATCTGCGAGAGGCCGTCGAGGATTGTGCCCTTCACGGCGTTCTGCATGGGTATGCCTCCCGCGATGTCGCCCTCCCATTTTCCGTTGTCGGCGGTGATTAGCGTGTACATGCGCCCCTTGCCAGCCCCGCCGTAGTCGCCGAAGATGAGCGAGTGGCGGTCAACACCTGCGGCCACCATGCGGCGTGCCAGATCCTCGTCGTTGGTGAGGCCGCGCTCGTAGATGTACTCGTGGAAGTAGGCGCACTTCTGCCACACCTTGCAGCCGACCATTGTCGTGGGGTCGCCGTCCAGTGCGAAGCCGAAGTCAACGCCATAGACTTCCGTCGCTGGTATCTCTCGGTAGTGGTCGGTGGTGACGCGCTCTACGGTTCCGAATACCGCGCCCGCCATGTCCGAGAACTCGCCGCAGTAGTACACGCGGTACATATACTCGTCGTGGCGTGTGGCCGTCGGCCTTTGGGCGCGTTCCTTCATGCGCTCGAACTCCTGCAGCTGCTCGGGTGTGAGGTGCGGGTTGCTCGCCCATGTGGTGAGCATAAGGTTGCCGCCGTCGGCTTGGATAAGTGATTGGATGAAGCCTTTTTTTGTCGGGTTGAAGTTGTAAACCTTGAACCAGCGCACGCCAACGGCCAGCGTCTCGATAACCTCCTGCGCCACATTGACGGCCTCGTTCACGAACATGATGTCGCACTTGACACCCTGCGCTTTTTCCTTTGCGTCAATGTTGCGAAACTGCCAAAGTGTGTGCAGTCCAGTCATGGCGGAGTAGCCGTTCACCACGTTACCCTTGACCGACGCGCCGATGCAGTCTGTGAAGTCCTGCATGGTTGACTGCAGCTGCGGGTATGAGCCGCACACCACCAGCACGTTGAGGCCGCCGACTGTACGGCCGACCGCATCTATGAACTGGAAGGTGGCGAATGTCTTGCCAGAACGCCGCCCGCCTTGGAGAAGGATGTCGGCTCTGCCTTCGGCTATGCAGCGGGTGAAGAAGTCAAGGAAGGCGGGTGTTATTGTCACTTTCTCGCCTCCTTTATCATATCGATGAAGTCATCCTTTGTCATACCCTCACCCATGCTGACTTGCAGTTTCTCGGCAGCCTCACCGAGTATCTCCTGCATGAGCTTGATGTCCTTTAGGGTGACGGCGTTCTTTGTGTTGTTGATGGCCCTCTGGGTGAGCCACTCCAGCTTTGTCATGTCGCCGACCTTCTTTGACAGCTCCTCACGGAGTATCTCTGCCACAGCTTTGTTGGCTCGCTTGCTCTCGCCGCTGGCGATACCTCCTTTTTTGCCTTTTTGGGCTGCATTCTCCTTTGTAAATTGTGTATCTTCTCTTGGCATATTAACCTCCGCTTTTTTTCCGCTTTATAGCGGTCTGTTTATTTTCTCCGCCTTTTTGCCCGTCAGTTTCTCCCATCGTGCGATTATGACATCGCAGTAGTGCGGGTCGAGTTCCATCATGTAGCACTTGCGCCCAAGCTGCTCGGCTGCGATCATTGTGGTGCCGCTGCCGCCGAAGAGGTCGAGGACGGATTTCTCGGAAAAGTTGTTGATAAAATGCGTCGGCAAATCTATGGGGAAGACTGCATTGTGTTCTTCCGAAAATTCATTGTGTTTCGGAGGTATGTGGATAATGTTTTCTAATGTGCCGTGGAATTTCTTTACACCGATGGCGCGTGTGCCTTTGTCGGAAAAACAAAGCACAAATTCAACGACTGAGTTCAACACGCGCTCAGCCAGCTGCGGCTGAGCGCGTTGTTTATCCCATACGATGATGTCAGCCAAATTTTTCACATTGTCGTGCAATATGTCAACGAAAGCGGTTTTATTGTTAGCAAGCATTTGAATGTTGAAAAACGAAAACTCAGACGAAGCGAGCGCGTTATTGATTGATTTTTGCAAAAATTCTCGATATTCCGATTGTGACAAATTGTCATCACTGCCGTTTGTATATTTGGATCGTCCGTTGTCTTTCGTGAGACACTTTCCAAAGCCAGCATTATAAGGCGGAGAAGTGAAAGTGATGTCGGCCTTTTGCCCGTCCATAAGCAGTGCCACGCTTGCCGCATCAGTGCTGTCTCCACACATCAGCCGATGGTCGCCAAGTTGGAAGATGTCGCCCTTCTGGCAGACGGTTTCCACCTCATCCTTGTCGGTGTCGAAGTCATCCTCCTCCACTTCCTTGGTCTCCTTTCCCCAGTCCGCAGGTGTGTCGATACCCCAGTCGGCCAGCTCCTCGGCGTCCCACTCGTTGGCGAGCATGTCCCAGTCCCACTCGCCGAAGTCGGCGTTGTCCTTGATGACGAACTGGCGCTTCTCGTCCTCGGTGAGGTCTGCGGCACTCTTCACCCACGCGTCGGGTATCTCGCCGTTCTTGCCGTAGATGTCCTGCAGGGCGCGGTAGCGCATGTTGCCGCCGAGTATCACGCCGTCATCGTCAACCACGATCGGCCGCAGCTCCATCATCTTCGGAAAGTCGGTGATGCTCTTCTTGAGCTTCTGGAACTTGTCATCGCGCAGCACGCGCGGGTTGTTGGGGTTGGGTCTTATTGTCGAGAGTTTCATCCTTGTATCTCCTTTCTCAAGGCGTCGGCCTTGCTTTTGTAGCACTTCTCCCGCTGGTCGAGCAGCAGGAAGTACCAGTCCGAGTAGCCTCGCTCGGTGGCTTTCTGGCGCATGCCCTTGATGCGCTCCAGCTTGGCCTCGATGTCGGCCAGCTCTTCTTGTTTGGTCTTTTCTTCTTTCATGGTTTTGTCTTGTAAAGTTACTAAAAAAATTGCGTCCGTGTCAACTTTATTTTTGACTTTTGCACGGACAATCTGGGTTGTGAATTACCGTAAATCCATGACTGCCATATCTGATAACACTAAAGTATTCATGGCCGTATATCTTCACTTTGTCTACATAATATGTGGCCTTTTCTTCATTTTCTAAGATTTCGGTTTTGGGCTTCGAGCGCTTGCTCTCGATTGACCTTCCGATAAGAACACCTATAATGAGCCATAATAATCCAACAAATACGAATGCCATAAATACTCCTATCGGCGTGTAGTTGCGTTCTTGTTCTTTCATTTTTTCGGCCTCCTTATCTCAATGTCAAGGGGTGACTGCATGACGAGCACCGGCACACAGTACTCGATGTCTGGGTCCTCTTCCAGCAGCGTGTGCGCGTACTCGCTCACCTGGTCGAGCGTGGCCGCCACGCAGTGGTGCATGATTGGCGCGCCTCCGCCCTTCATGAAGGCTGCCAGCCAGTAGTTCTTTGTCTTTGTCATCATTTTTCAAATAAATTTAACTGTGTAAAAAATTCAGTTGCATTCCGTTTGCTTATCCACCACTCCCATGCTTGCTCGGGTGTTACATTGCCAAATCTTTGAAGATAGCCTTTATCCTTGATTATACGCTCGATGCTTCTCATGAATAGTCTGTGGTACTTCGGGTATCTCTTGGCCGCATATAAGAGAGCCTTCTGGCTCGCAAATGGGCAAAAGATGCAGCCTACTCTTCCAGTATGTTCATAGCACGGATTGATGGGGATATTCCTATCCTCAAGGTACTGCCATATCTCAGCCTCTGTCCAGTCAAGTAGTGGTCTAACGTGCGTTTTGTTTTTCTTTTTGCGGTCTGCGGTTACATAGTCATAGGATGATCTTGTTGCACTCTCTTCTCGCCTTACACCAGTGAGTATATACCCTTTGCCATTATTCTCTTTTAATATCCTACAACACCATCTATGTAACATCGTAGGCAGTTCTCCATTCTTCTCAATTAGTTGAAAGAAATTGAGTTTGGGTAATATAAAGTTCACATCTGGATAGTTTTTGCGGATAAACCTCACATTCTCGGGTGGGTCTATCGTGCTCACCGAATAATCTGCCTTGAATTTCACTCCGCACCACTTGGCGATGTCGTAAAGCACTTGACTATCTTTCCCGCCGCTGAAGCATAGCGTGTAGCCTTCCGCTGGCTCATTTTCTCGTATGATATATACCGCGTCTGCAAGATGTTGTGAGTAGTCTATTCTCATAGCGTTGTGTGTTTAAGTTTGTACTTTCTGTATTTCTCGTAAAACTCCGCCATCTCGGTGTCGTGCTCGTTGCGGGCGCACTTTATGCCGTAGTAGGCGGAGCTGTGGTCTCGGTTGATGATTGCGCCCACGGTCTCCAGTTTCTCGCCCGCACGGTAGAGCTCCGAGGCGATGATGTGGCGTGCGATTGTCACGCGGCGGTGGTGGCTGCGGCTCTTGACCTGCGGCCACCTTACGCCGACCGCCTCGCACACGGAGCGGATGATGTCTTCGTGCTTTGCTTCGAGCGCGGTCTCGGCCACCATCCACTCGTTGATCTTTGACGGCACCACGGCCGAGAGGGTCCAGCCGCCCTCGGTGACCTCCAGCTCGTATGCCGTTGCCCTGATGGAGTGGAGTGTCTCAATGTCTGCGCGTGTGAGTGTGATTGTCATGGCTGCGGGGTTTAGAACGGCAGATCACCGCTGGGTTGCTGTTGGGTTTGCTGGGGTTGATCTGGCTTGGGTGCCACGGTCACCTTGCCGTCGGTCCACACCACGCGGCCGTTGCAATAATAGACCTTGTCCGCGCCCTTCTTTCCGTTGGTGATTGCGGCGTTTTTGCCGAACTTGGAGAGTTCGTCGCGGAGCTCCACGGTGATGCTGAGGTAGCCATTGTCGATGTCGTCGGCCATGCGGCTGAGTTGGTCTTCCTTGATGTTAAAACTGATTAAAGTTGCCATAATTTTGTTTTTTAAGTGGTTAGTTATTGGTTTTTTCTATGGTCTCCGCCCTTGATTGCGATGATATCGAACAATTCCGCCATGCGGCTCTCGGTCC